TCTAGGTACACCCCTATAGATTGAATGAAATGAGTTTTCTTTAATATGTATAATTTCTTTCGGGGTGTAGTCTATATGACCATCATATACATACTTGTTCACATATGTCTGAGTATCAGCTTCTATGGTAACGTTTTGTGCAGGTAAATGATAGAGATGGGCACCATCAAAATAAATGAAGATGTTACCATCTATCAGTAAGTCAATAATTAAATTTCTTTTAAAACTATTGATATCCTGAAAAGGGTTCGGCTCTTTATTCAAAAGCAAATCTACTTTAGTTCTACGAACATTTTGAACTATTGGAGTCATACCTAGTATTTTCTCTCCAATATCAAAAGGTATATCAGCGCTATCGTCAACAATCATGTTGACAGCCCTGTTAACTACTTCTAGTTCTTCGTAAGCTGAGCGATAATTATCTTTCTTCTCACGAGTATCTATTGCTAGTCCTTCTTCTAGGCCAATAAAAGGTTGAGAAGGATTTAACTTCTCCGTACCAATGCCTAAGAATCTATCATACCATGCCATATTTGTCTCTCTGTATCTCCACCCATCGTTTTTGTTTCTTTGCTGTTGCCAATTTAGGTCTCTTTCCATATATACTGTGCAATCTTATGTGATGGGTTTTACATAGTGTTGCTGCTTCATCATATACTTCGGTGAGGTGTTCCTCTATAAACTGTTCTCGAAGATTCATTATTTCATCGGCTGAGGTAATCGTAATTTTGTTACTCTTCATCCAAGTGTATAGTAGCTCAGTCATTCCATAGTAGTGGTGAAACTCTAAATTTTCTGTTTCGCCGCAGATAAAGCATTGGGTCTCTTTTTGATAACCTGATTTCGCTTTGTCTCGTACGTACTTGACTAAATCTCTTTTTAAATCCATAAATTCCTATTACTGAAAATTATACCAAAATTTCACCTTTTTGTCAAGAACAATTTTTTGGTAGGTCATACTTTTTAAAATGTATTGGCGGAGGTCTCAAAAGTATACAGCGCATATCTCAAAGCGTCTGCCATGTGACTTGCCATATTATGTTTTGGCTTTTCTCTTATTAAGTTAGGGTTGGGGTCCCATTGGTATTGGTCTACACATGATAATGATTGAGAACATCTTTGGTCTATATGTAGTGTGTCGTTATCTATTATACCCGCTACTTGTCCTATGCCGTCTAAGACAGATTTTTTAGCGTTAATAGTAGAAATGTCGTAGTTTTGAGCGAAGTCAAAACGTGTCTGTTGTGCGGCTGAATCAATATAAATGTAATCTATATTGTGTTTTTCTATTAGTCTTCGTATTTCGATTGCATGCTGTTCAGTAGTTCTTTCAGCATCCATATATTCATCTATAAGGTAAAATTTATCGTAGTCCCAATCATATGCTATAACACATAAAGCTGTTGGGTCTTTATAACCTACGTCAAGTCCTGCAAAAACATCCATTTTACTAGTATCTAGTTGTTCGAAGTCTCCTACTTGAGTTTCAAAATTAAAGTTCCAAACTTGCCCTTCATAAGTATTGAAGTCAGCTAAGTACTCTTGTGAAAATTCTGCAGCTGACATAGCTTTCTTAGCTTCATGTATGTCATTATCACTAATTCTAGGGTTTTCGTGATAGGTTGCTCTTATAGAGCACCAGTCCTTAAACTCATCACTAAACCCTCTATGGTAGAAGTCCGCAAACCAGTTGTTTCGTCCCCTTGGAGTTGAAATAAATACTGCTTTACTGTTCTCTTTATCCAATGTTGGTCTGAGTGCCACATTGAACGCATCTTTTCCATCAGCTAGTGCTGCCTCGTCAAAGATTATTAAGTCATAACTTCTACCTACTGTAGAGTCCACTTGGTTCACAGAACCCATACGTATAGTAGAACCATTAGATAGTTCTATAACTTTATCTTTCGCATTATCTTTCGTAACTTCTAAGTCAAAGTGTTTAATCAATTGTCTTTGTAAGTCAAAAGATATTTGTGAAAGTGAATAGTTCGGTGACATAATTAATATGTTAGAGCCCGGCACGAGCGATACCAACTGTCCTATGACATTTGCTATATAGGTTTTTCCTTGTCGCCTTGATAAGGCGGCACACACGAATCTATACTTTGGATTGTTTATGGCATTGATTAATGCCTTCTGTGAGCTATTAGGTTCAATACCTAATAGGTTCATATATTCTGAAATAGGAAGTTTGATAAACCTTTCGGCTGTCTCAAAGTTCATTAATTCAGAACTAATAATATCTGTTCTACTTATATCTAACATTTAATGAATTGTTGTATGTTTTTTAATAATATCGGTGAGTGTTTCTATATCACGTCTTTCTAATATACCTTGCTGGTCGCATAAATTTAGTAGATATAGATATCCCATACATAAAGTTTGTACGGTTTCATCGGCGTGAGTAACAGTACCGCGTCTTTCAGCTTTCTTGTCTAATACGTCAAGAGTAACTGCGGCGGTCTCTGCAACATCTTTTAACCAACTTTCCACCATTAACTATACTTAACTGGTGTGCCTAATACTGTCGCTGCTGCGGCAAATATTTGGTCAGTTGGGTCTTTCATAATGAATGTTACTTCACCATCAGCTAATGTCATAGTACCTAATGTTACATCTGCTGCATTTGCTACGGTTACTAACTGATTGGCGTTACTATTATTAAATAGTCTTACTTCAGTTGCACCTGCAAAAGTAGAGGCTGCTCCAACACTAGTACCACAGCCAGCTTCTACTGCGTATAATCTGTAGTTCATTTACTTCTCCTGTTTTTTCTTTGCTTTTTGTTTAGCTTTTAACATTGCATCTTTGATATCTACTTTACCATCTAGGTTTTTGTCTTTACCATTCACTATGTTCCAAACTTTTAAAGCTGTTTCTTTAATTTTATTTACCATTTTACTTTATTTGCCCAATATGCTGCTGACATTCTGCCTTTAGCAATATTTTTAGCGTGACGAGCTTTGAATGAAGCTCTTCGTTTTCTTTGTGCCGTTGATTTTGGAGATTTTCCTGCTCCTGACACACCTTGTTGCCCAAATCTTATAGTCTTAACTCGTTTTCCAACTTTTGCTACAACTACATGGGACTTTGTTCGGTGATTGGGCGTACGCTTCGGTTTATTATATCCTGCTACGCCCACTCTTTTCAATCTTGAATCTTTTTTCCTGACAGTTCTTTTCTTTTTAACGGCCACGTCTTTTTCTCCTTACAACAGTTTTTACATTAGTGGGCTTACCACCAACTCCCTGCTTCTTAGACCTTTTACGGCTTACTGCCGATCTGATCTGACTTTTAGTCATTCTCGCGGCTTTTGCTGCGGGTACACATTTAGGGTAGCCTTTTCCAGTTAATTTACCTTTTGGTCTACCACATCTAGGATAGCTACCATTTTTCTTTTTGGCTCCTATATTTACCCATTTTTGGCCGAACCATTTCTTTAATCCAGTTTTAGCCACGTCTATACTTACCTCCTGCAGCCTTATACTGTTTTACAAGAGATGCATTAGCATACGCAGAAGGATAAACAGCAAATTTTCTTTTAACTTTTGCTTTTATCCTTGCGTATAGTTTTTTGTTAGTAGGTATGTTGCGTTTTTTAGGTTTAGCTGCTTTACGTCTTTTACGCCTAGCAGGCATGGTGCTTCATTCCCTTTTTCTTTTTGCCTTTCTTTTTCTTTTTAGGTCTTCCTACGGCGCTACCGTAAGTACCTTTACCACGCGGCATTATTGCTTTGCCTTGCCGATGTTAAGAGCTAGTAAGTCTATAAATTTATATAGCTTTCCAATCCATACGTCGTCTTTTGGTGTTGGCGTTGAAGCCGCTATTATACTTGACACCGTTACAATCATTGTGATTGTTCCTATTAATTCCATCATGCTATCTCTCCCATAGCTTAAGAGGGCACTTAGCCTTCTTAACTCTTGCTTTTATAGGCATAAAGCATTTACATACTTTACATACCTTTAAGCGTGTATAGTAGGGACACCTACTGCACATTTCAAGCCTAGTCTTTGCTAGGTCCATTCTCTAACGCTTGAGGATCTGTTACTTTTTCATAGTACACAACTACCTCTTTAAGTTCTGTTATATAGCGTTTAAGTTCTTGCATATTGTAAGACATGAGTTCGTAGTCTGGTATAGACATAGCTACGAATACTATTTGCCCATGTTCTTTTGTTAATCTTTCGTGAAACTCTTCTATATTCTTATCAGAAACCACATACCACATAGGGTCTTTTAAGTCTATCTCTCGTGGTAATACAGGCTGAGTAATCAGTCTGTCCATTGGTTTTGCTGTTACTTCTATCTGTTTAGTTGGAAGTAGACTGCAACTCGACGCCATCATCAAGGCTATCAATGGTGCGGCTAATTTCTTCGATTGAGTCAAATACATTTTTCGTTCCTTTGTTTATTCTTGGCTCTAGCAGTCCTGGTTTTGCTGCTGCCAATTTTGTTAAATTGTGTCTTTTAAAAATGTCTAAATATCTGTTCATTTCTAATTGAGTAGCTTGAGACTTTTTCTGTAAGTCTCCAAGTTGTTTTGTTTGCAGAGCAAAATCGTTCTGCATATTCTTAATTGCTGCTTCTTGAGTAGCAACTGCACCTTCTAGTGCTGCGTTGTTTGCTGACAGTACTTGGTTTTCTTGATACAAGTAATAGCTACCAAAGCTTAGTACTAGTATTATTCCTATAAATAATTGGTTCATAATTGTTGAATCCTGTAATTGAGTCCTTCAGCTCCACGTATTTCAACTATTTCGCCTTCTTGAGTCTTGAATTTTATATAGTTGGGCTGTTTTTTAAAAAACTTAGAAACAACAAACTCTTGGTCATCCCCATCTCCCCACGTTGAGTTATAACTTACTTTTAATATATGGTAAGTTATAAAAAAACTTTTGATCCAGTACCAAAATTCCTTTACTTTTTCTAAATATATTTTTAGATTAGCCATTTAAAGACTTAAGTCCTTCTTCTGCTTTTTCTTTTGTTTTATACTGATATAGTTGACCAGCTAGTTTGAAGTACCAAACACCTTTTTCTTCGTAAACCTTTCCATCTTCATTTACTTTAGGTGTATTAACTTTTACTTCTGGTTTCATGTCTTTAGTTTTGTATTCGTTTTCCATTATTTAGGGCCTCCATTATGTTGCCTGTATGCTTTTTTCTCTTCCCAATGTTCTATTGCTCTTTTTATACCCGATTCGGCTAGTACCGAACAGTGGAGTTTAATAGGAGGGAGTTCAAGGGCATCTGCAATGTCCTTGTCTTTTATTAATTTTGCTTCAGCTGTTGTTTTTCCTTTCAGCATTTCTACAAACATTGTAGAAGAAGCGATTGCTGAACCGCAACCATAAGTCTTAAACTTAACATCTACTATTGTATCATTATCGTCTAACTTTAGGTCTAGTTTCATTACGTCACCGCAAGCTGGTGCTCCCACCATACCTGTTGCAACATTTGGGTCTTTAGGGTCAAACCTACCGACCGAGTGTTTTTTAGGGTTATTTAGTACATCTTCAAATCTATCAATTACTTTTTGTGAATATGCCATTTAAGCCATCATCACTACACTGATAATTATTCCCATAGCGCCCACTACTATAGTACCACAAGCACCTATGGCTATGGTTTCTAGTCTTCCAATATTGCTATCGATAGACTCAAGCCTAGAAAAGCAAGTTTTCCAGCGTTCATCACACTGTACTTCGTGTGTTGACATTCTCTTGTCTAGTTCTACAATATCTTCGTGATCTTTGTTGATAGGCGTATTCATATAAGTTACCTTGATTCTTTGAATTAAAATTCTATTAGGTAAATTATAACAAAATCGATACTAAATGTCAAGATATATTTTTCACTTGGTGATAGTATATATCTTTACTGGTTCCGATTTTCCTTTAACTGTTACATTATCGAGATATGTATAATCAAAGCCATCTACCAAACTATGTTCTGATATAATTAAATCAGTATCATAGGTTTTGCAGCTTGACTCTAACCTAGCTGCAAGATTAACAGCATCACCCAAAACGGAGTAGTCAAACCTAGTACTACTACCAAAGTTTCCAACCACGCAAGGACCTGTATTGATTCCGGCTCCTGTGTGAATCTGATCCAATCCCTCTTCCGCAAGTTTTTCATTTAATTTTCCTAGTGCTACTCTCATTTCAAGTGCACATTCTGTGGCTTTTCTTTCTTGTTCCTCTACATCGAGGGGAGCGTTCCAGAAAGCCATAATGCAATCGCCCATGTATTTGTCTATTGTCCCCTCATGCTTGAGAATTATCTCAGTCTGATTGTCTAGGAAACGATTTATCAGTTTGGTAAGACCTTGTGGGTCCTTTTGGTATTTTTCAGAAATTGGTGTAAATCCTCGAATGTCAGAAAAAAGAAAAGTAAGTCGTTTTGTCTCCCCACCCAATCTCAGTAGTGAAGGGTCTTTTTGTAATTTTTTTACCAAGGCAGGGCTTACGTATGTCCCGAATTGTTTTTTAACTTCCATTCTCATGAAATACTGCTGTAAAAAATTCCTGAAAGTTACGATAGTAAAGAAAAGGAATGATATTAAAATAGTTCCAGAAACGTCAAGTAAGTAGGAAGATTGATAAGCATACCAGCTTCCATAGACAAGTGCGCCGATGGAGGATAAAAAGATTGGTGCAGAAAAGTATACGTGTGAAGCTGTTACTAATAGTATTAAAATTAGAAGTAAAGCAACCCCGAGTTCCGCTGCCGCGGCCCACACAGGTTGAACTGGACTTGTTCCGTTTATTAAATGGTGTAGAACATTTGCCTGTAACTCGTGTGGGTAAATGGCCCCGCCCGCAGTAGGAACTGGATTAACCACTCCTTCTGCTGTAACTCCAAAGATTACAAATGCGGCGCCTTCCATAGGCTTCTGAATGAATTCAGCTGCAGTCTGCCTGTGAAAATTTATGTTTGATGTTATCCAAATTCTTGAGTTTGAATCTGTATTGATAACAGGAAAGCTTGGAATTCTTAGCCATTCAATTCCTGTTTCTTTTGTACTAATTTGATAGCTCGGGTCACCGACTCCTACCCTCAGCATCTCTAGTGCGAAAGATGGAAATAACTTACCTCCACTACCTACGACGAGAGGCAAACGTCTTACGACGCCGTCTAGCTCCGGACTTGAGTTTATTAAGCCTACGCCTACGGCGTTGTGTTGTTGTCGTAAAATTCCTGGGTATTGATATAGCCATTCTTGTGGGTCACCTCCTAGTTGTGCAGTACCTACATGAGGTCCTACTTGCGTTGCTTGGTTAGAAGCAGTATATGCCAAAACAGCAGGATTACGAAGCAAAGCTTGTGCTAGCTGAGCGTCTTGTCCTGCACCTCGAATATCTGGGTCTGGCATGAGTACGGTGACTCCTGCTGTTCCTTGTGTTTTTTCTATTAGTGTTGCATATAAGCTTCTAGGTAGGGGATATCCTCCATAAGCTTGCACAATTTCTTCGTCTAAGTCTACGAGCAAAATCATATTGTCTTGCACAGGTTCTTTACTGGCCATAAGCCAGTCGAAGGTTTTTAGTTCTAGTATTTTGAAAGGGGTAGGATTCCAAACTAGGATAGCTAGTAGTAAGATTCCTATGAGGGGGTTTATTAACTTATTCACTAGTATTTATATAATGTAAGTTATTTAGTACTGCTAAAGTTGTGACTACATTTAAGGAATTAATAAAGTGTTCGTCTTCTGGACGAGTACTAAAAAGACCTAATGTGGACATTATATACGTTACTGCAAATTTTTGTAATAATAGTTCTTCAGGCCTTGGTTTTGCAGGAAGTAAAAAATTAGCTTCTATTAGATTATTTCTGTGTTCCACAGCATAAATAGTGGTAGCTACATCTAGCGCATTTATTACTGCAAAATATTTATGTTTTGGATTTTG